CTATGGAAGCAGCTAAAATAGATAATTATTTAAAAGGTGATTTGCAGCTTACAAAAGGTGCTTCTGAAGCATTATTGTCAAAAGCTGATGCTGACAAGTATATCAATGGATTTATGAGCAAACGTAAAGAAACGTTGCTTACTATAGGAAATAATCAAGGTATTGTTTCAGCCGAAGATATCAATGGTTATAAGAAAATTTCCGCAATCTGGATTTCACCAGACGCACGTGGCCAAGGATTAGCTGAAAAAGCAATTAACCAAATAGTGTTTGACAAACCTTCTTTTGCCTTTATTGAACCTGATAACAATGCAAGTAAGAACTTATTTCAAAAATTAGGATATTCAAAAACAGGAATTAGAGATAAAGATGGTGTTAAATATGAATTATGGGAAAGAGCACCGCAGCACCCTATGAACAGTTACAAAACAGCCTTAGCTCTTGAGCAAGATGCTTCTTCATCTGGTGCGCAGATTATTGCATTGACAACTAAGAACAAACAGTTAGCATCGTTATCCAATGTTGTACCGACAAATCAGAAAAGACGTCTATATGACGAGATTGCGGCAGCAACATTCAATGATCCGCGTTTTAAAGTATTAAATGAAAGATTAGGCTTAAATGAAAAAGATTTACGTAAAGCTGCAAAAGCTCAGAATATGGTTACGTTTTATGGTGCTGGAGAAAGAACTGGAATTCTTAATGTTGAAGGCAAACTTGCTAAAGTACTTGATAAACAAGGTGGAACGCTAGTTGTTAAGGCCAGTGACCGTGATAAAGTATTAAATGAAATATCAGCGCGTGCAGCAAGATACGAAAAGTTTGATCCTGAAACAACAGCAGAACTTAAGCAGCTTAGGGAAAATGTCAAAGATATATTCAATAAAGGTTTAGAGCCTGGCGACGAAATCATGGAGCAGCTTTATTTTCTAGATCCTGCTACTAAAGATCTTGTTGAAAAAATGACGCATAGTTATGATATGGTCATTACACCAAAAGATTTTCAAGCCATTGCTAAGTTAATGTCTGAACACCTTAGTGAGCAAGTTCCTATTTTGAAAGATTTTACTAAATTCTTTGGAAGATTGGCGGAGGATTATTTAACTAATGCAAAACCGTCTGAATCAGCTATTAATTGGAAATCTATAGGTACTACAGGTATCTTAGGCGTTCGTAAAAATGGTTATACTCTTCCAGATAGGTTAAGTGAAATATTAGGTTTAAAAGCTGGTGAAGCATTATCAGAAAAATTCTTAAAAAGATTTGATGGGTGGAAACCCGATGGTACATTAGCTGATCTTATCTATGGTGCGAAAGGGCCAAAAGATCGTAGAACAGGTTTTAAAATCTTCAAGCTAGAGCCTATAGAGAAAGTAACCATTTCTAAAGGTTTTGAAGTATTTTATGCAAATAAATTACCAAAGTCATGGACAAATGTTCCATGGGTTAATTTTGATGGAAAAGTTATTGAGCAAAACTTTACCCAGTCATTTGAAGAAAGATTAGTCTATAAAGACAAAGATGGTAATTGGGTTAATAATTTGGTTCAGGTGCAGCAGAAAACAGAAGCCACTTGGTGGGAACAGGTAGTTAATGCAGACGGTAAAATAAATGATATCGCAGATGCCACAAAAGCACGCACAGCTTATGCAGTCAACGGAAACCACTCCAATGACGCAACATTGGTCAAAAATTTCCACCTATGGGGACGAGACAATAAGATTGCCACAAGCACCATTCACGATGCGTTTTTCGCCAATGCAGCCGATATGTTGGAGGCCCGGAAGGGTATAAGAAAACTTTACGCTAATGTATTAGATAAAAATCCTGTTAAAGTTACATTAGATGAAATGTTAGCAAGAGGTTTCCCTAAAGAATTATATGATCAATATTTAAACGAAGCTATTGACAAAGGATTAATACCTGTAGCAGGCAAATCAGTTGTCGGTGGTAAAATATTAACAGAAAAAGACATCTTAACTAAAAAAGATGTTATGAGTGAAATTCCCGATCCAACTAAGTTTGATGATGATTGGGGTTTCTATGGAATAGGATAATTATATGTCAGCAGAAATTAAAAGATGTACATGTCAACACCCTAATCAAGATAATCTCCACGGTAAACAAATGCGTGTAATGAACCCAGATCAAAAGAAAGGTTTTACATGTACTGTATGCGGAGCAAAACACAAATGAGATTTAGTCACGCATTAGATATGATAATTGCTGGTCAAAAACTAGCACGTAGCGGTTGGAACGGAAAAGATATGTATATCAAATTAGTCAAAGCGCATGACTTTGAGTTTTCTGAATTGAATTCTCACTTTGTCATTAAAAATGTCAGAAACTCTTTTGATACATGGGTTCCTTCAGTCTCTGATTTATTAGCAGAAGATTGGGTTTTGGTTAGTTAGACCCCGTTAAATTAACCCTAAGTCGGTCCCCCTATATTATAATCCCTTAGTTAATCAGTCTATCATATATTCTTAATAAATATACTAATAGATGTATATCTTAGGGATTAATAGAACCCGTTAAATTAACCCTAAACATTAAAACAAAATATCCTATAGGGCAGATTGTATCTGTTCTATGTAACTGAGTTGTACTCAAAGGAAATTACCAATGACCGAAAATGTCGAACAAGAAGAAACTAACAATACTACTCCGCCTCCTGCTCCTTCCAATCCTCCTGTGGATGATGTGGACTCGAAAATCCAGGAAGCTCTTAAACCTATTAAGTCCAAACTTGATAATGCTTATAAGGAACGTGACGACGCGTTAAAGAAAGCTGCAGAGTATGAACAAAAAGAAAAAGAAGCTGAATTAAAAAGACTTCAAGAAGAAGGAAAACATAAAGAAGCTTATGAACTTCAGTTAGCGGAAGCCAATGCTAAATTGGAAACGATAACAAAACGTAACATAGAACTTGCTAGGGACTTAGAAGTAAAATCTATTCTTAGTGGGTATACGTTTAGGAGTGATAAAGCTGCAGATATGGCATATATGGATGTGGCATCGCAACTTATACAAAATGAAAATGGAGTATGGGTGCATAAATCAGGAACTGATCTAAGAACCTTTATAAAACAATTTTCTGAAGACGATAATAATTCTTTCTTATTCAAACCAAAAGTTTCGACAGGGGCAGGTCAGACAAGTTCTAGCAGTACTTCTCAAGATACTTCGAATAAATCTTTATTCAACTTATCACAAGATGAAGTACTTAAACGTGCTGCTGAAGGGTCACTTCGCAGGAAATAAATACTTTAAGGAAAATAAAAGATGGGTGCTTCAACTTTAACCCTCCCTACAGGGGTTTCGGGTTTAAATAATAACTATGTATTACAAGAAGCGATTGGTGCTTATAGCGATGAAGCTTACACCACTGCAAAGAAATTATCTGGTACAGGTATCACTTCTTCTAATCCACAAATTGACACTAGCACAGAAACCTTTATCGGTCAAATGCGTTGGTTCAAACCATTAAACCCAACTATCAATGTTGCGTCATTAACTGACTCTACAGATGGTACAAAAACTAACTATGACACTGACTACAGCACATACATTAAAACTGTGCGTACACATGGTGCTGAAAAAGTTAATATGCAACAAATCGTAACACAACAAGACGGTTTAGCTAAAATTGGTCGTGACTTCGGTGAAACCCGTGCTCAAGACGAACACAATGCTATTCTTTCTGTGTTAAAAGGTGTTGCTGTTTCTGAATTATTGAATGGTGCTGCCACAGGTACAGGTGTAACTGGTGTAGGCGGTCAAACATTCACCAATGATCCTGCAGATAAATCTTATGGTTTCTATGTTGATCTTGGTACAAACAAAATTACTACTGCTAATGGTGTTTCACCTGCAGGCGCTACTAACTATGCATACCAAGGCGCGTCACGTGCTGAAGGTTTCTTAAATGCATTTGGTATGGCATTCAAAGACTATGAACCAGATTGGGCATACTTAGTTGTATCTCCTGAAACTTTGGCTTCATTCCGTTCAGCTAACTTTGTTGACGAAACAACTATTGTTGATGGTAACATTAACTTTAACACAATCTTTAACGGTAAATTCCGTTTAATTACTACACGTGCTTCACAATCATTATCATCTGCTGAATTGACTAAAATCAATACAGGTGCTGGTGTTGACGTAGTAGGTACTAAAACTTCTTTCATTGTATTGCCTGGTGCAATCGCTATGGAAAACTTAACTGTACCTGATTCTGTTGAAGTATACCGTGATGCTAACAAATATAAAGGTGGCGGTACAACTTCTATCTGGAATCGTTGGGGTTATGTATTAGCTCCTGCTGGTTACGATTGGAATGGTGCTAAAACTGCATTCCCATCTGATGCTGACTATATGGGTGTTGTTGAAGGCGGTGTTACTAAAGCACTTACTGCAGCATCTGTTATTGGCAGCACAAGAGGTGTGTGGACACGTAAAACACAATCTGCATTATCATTAGGTATCTTGCCTGTATTCCATTCTTAAGGAGTAAGTTATGGCACTAGTTAAAGGCGTTACTTCAAATGCTACTGTAACTGAGGCCAATATTTATTTCGAAAATAGATTAGATGTAGCAGCTTGGACTGATGCCCCTGATGTACAGAAAGAGCAATCATTATGCACTGCTACATTTATGTTGGATGAATTGGATTGGATTGGAGTAGCTACAAGTCCAAATCAGTTACTTGCACATCCTCGTAAAGATGGTGAATACTTTGATCCCAAATTAGGTATACTTGTTCCTTTAATTTCTACTGATGTTGATCAAAGAGTAGTTAAAGCTACTTATGAGTTAGCTTATCATTTATTAAATAATGATGGATTACTCGACAACACTGGTTTAATCAAAGACTTAGAACTTAGTGGCTTAAAGCTTAGCGTCATTAGACCTGCGGATAAAATTCCTATGGTTGTTAAGACACTTATCAAACCGTTACTCCGGAATAGCGGCAAGAGAACATGGTGGAGGGCTAATTAATGTCTTATAATTCATTAATTGGTAATGCACTAAATAAAGCTTTTAATGCAGCTAAAGATCTAGCTATTGAAGCAACTTTCACTAAAACAACCAATTCAGAGTTTGATTTTAGTACTGGTGAAGTTAATGAAACGACTATACCTTCGATAACGACAAAAATAATTATTACAAAGACGTCTAAAACTCCAGAAGCAAAAACGATGACTATTATGTTTAAAACAAAAGAAGTCGGACCGTTTTCAATGACTGACCATGTTTATATAGATGGTGATAAGTGGCATTTTGGAAATATGATTACATCTAATAACCATATTTCTGTTGTCGAATTATTTCATGAGGTATAATTATGGGTAAGTACGAAATATTAGAGAGAGACGTTTATTCAGTTTTTAATTCTACTGAGTGGAAAGCTGAAAACATAAAAACATTCCCGACAAATTTTGTAGTTATGAATACTACTAATGATGAATTTATTCGCGTATCAGTGATACCTAGTGGAAAACCTATAGATAGATATTCATTAGCAGGTATTCTAATAATTGATATATTTACTGCTGCAGGCTCTGGCACAAGACGTGCTATGATTATCGCAGATACTTTAGATAAATATCTTCTAGATAAATCTAAAACAACAAGTACAGGTAAAGTAACACAATTCGGTATTAGCAGTTTGGTTCATAATGGGCCTGACAAAGCATTGCCTGTGATACATAAGAGTACTTATACAATTGATTTCAACTTCTACGGAAGTCCTACTTAAATTTAAAGGAATTAAAATGGCACATATTGATACACTTGGCGCAGCTCGTTTCACTGACTTATCTGTCAGCTTAACATCACTTGGCGCTAAAACTTCTGATGTAGAAAACACTTTTGCAGCCTTTACAAGCGCTTCTACCGTAACATCTTATTTTGATGCTGCAGCTACAGGCGATGCTAACGAATTTATGCGTATTACGCACATTAAAGAATTCCCTGCAATTGGTCTTCCTGCTAACGTTGTTAAAGTTCCTGAATACGGTTCTAAAACATCTAAACAAATTCAAGGTCAAGCTGATTCTCCAACAATGGAAATCACACTTAACTATATCCCAGACTTATGGGCAGACAGCTATTTAGGTGGTACTGCTAGTGTTACCAACCCAACTGCAACTGCACCTAAAATTGGTGATGGTATTTTAAGATTGTTCAGATTCACTTTAATGGATGCTGAGCCTTCAAACCACAAAGCTGTTGCAAACGGTATTGGTTCTGTTAAAAACTCTTCTTATTACTTCTTAGGTAAATTTGAAGCATTAGAAGTAACACCAAGCTTGACAGATGCAATGACTGCAAAATTAACAATTACTGTTCAATCAGATATTAAAGGTGCTTGGACCGTAGGGCCTTAAGCATTATTTAAGGAGGGTATTTCGGTACCCTCCACTTTTCTATTAGGAACCTATATGGCTCAAGATAAACCATTCAGCTTAGAGTATGTCGTTGGCATCACTGTCAAACACATGCTTAAAAGTATTGATATTAGTATTAATAAAACATTCGAAAGAACGAAAGATGATTCGCTAACTCCAGATAAGAAAACTGAAGCTTTCGAAACACTCTCAATTTTACATCAAATGCGAGCACAACTAGATGAACGCAAAATTAATCAAGGTAAGTAACATGTCAG